TGACAGGAGCTTTTCAAGGAAATATGCATGAACCAAATGGAGTTCAAGAAGCTGTAAAAGGTGGAACGAGTAGTGATTTAGTAAATACATTTAGAGTTTATAATTATGCTGATGCGCCATACTATTACTATTCAGAATTTGACGGAGCAAGGAAACCTGTCGCAAATGCATTACATATTACAGGCGGTGTTGCATCAAGTGATTTAGCATTTTCAACATATAGAGAAAAAGAATACGAAAAAAATGATGTAAGATCTAAAATACGATATATTAATATAAATCGTATAGAAGAATTTATGGATGAATTTGAAAGATTAATAAATGTCTAACGTACAAACAGATATAATTTCTGGAGCAGGCGCAACTACGCATCCTGGTTCATATGAAATAAAAAAAGCTTTATTATATCCAAGTAATCAAAAGGGTACAAATCCAGTCACAATTGGTGGTGTATCAGGTGGTCAAAAAGCTGAGTTTATTTTAAGTTTAGAAATTACAGAAGATTTAAGTACACCTTATATTGTAGGTAGTATTTTTTGTCAAGATGCAGCTAATATTTTACAACGATTAAAATTAAATGGTGGTGAAAGATTAGAACTTAACATAGTAAGAAATAATTTAATGGAAGGTACTAATCAACCTGAGCCTCGTCAAGAATGGAAATTAGATACTGTAATTACTGAGATAAGTGATTATTCAAGAGAATATGCTTCACGACAATTTTATCGTTTAAGTTTTGTATCAAAACAATTAGTAAATAGTAATGCTTCAGTTTTAAAATCTGCTTTTAAAGGAACCATAGGTGAATTGATTGGAGATATAATGGTTGGTTTAGGAATTGAAGAAACAAAGGGCGTTTTTAATCCATCAACTAAACAACCTATTAAAGGTGTGTATCCTATGATGAAACCATTAAAGGCTGCTACATGGTTATTAAATAATGCATACACTGGAGATGGCATGCCATTTTTCTTTTATGAAACATGTCATAAAGGAATACACTTAGATGATTTAGGAAGTATGTATGATAAAGAGATATATCAAACATATGAATTTAAAAACTATTATGAATTCAAACAAGGATCGCCGGAATACTATGATGAACTTTCTAAGAGAATTTTAAAATTTTCATCCCCTTATAATTATTCTCAATTCGTAAACGTTGGAGCTGGTGTATACGGCTCTAGAGGAAACTTTTTAGACATAGCCACAAAAACTTATACATCAGAAACATTCAAATATAAAGGAGATAAAACTTTAAATAAGAATCCTCCTTTTTCAAAAAATGAAAGAATTCAAGATAGATTTTTAGATGAAATAACTGACGCTAGAGATTATTATGTTAACATAAACTCTAGAGCGTTTGACGGATCACTTGGTAAAAATGCTGATAATGTTAACTTTCATTCACCTCTAAATATTACTATACTTGAAGGGGAATCTAATTACTTAGCAATGCATACTCACACAATGGAAACGGATGTACATGGAGATTTTGGATTAGAAGTTGGTAAAGTTATTCAAATTGATATAAGTAAAGCATCATCTGCAGCTAGAATAGCTGAAGAAAATATGATGGATAAATATATAGGTGGAAAATATCTAATTAAAAAAATAGTAAGTAAATTTGAATCAGAGTTCAAACAAACTTTAACATTGGTAAGAGATTCTCTACCAGAGAATATCGATAGTTTACAAAAAGGAGAGGTAGCAGGCAGTGAAACGTAGTGATGGATTTATAGGAAATGACTTTCATTGGTTTATAGGTGAAGTAGAAGATATAGATGATACAGAACTTTATAATAGAGTAAAAGTAAGAGCCTATGGTTATTATGAAGAAGAAAAAAATGGTGGACCATCTACAGATGATTTACCATGGGCAACTGTAATGATGCCAACAACATCTGCATCTAACTATAACCGTGGTAGTACTCATGGATTAGAAGTTCGTTCGTGGGTTGTTGGTTTTTTTAGAGATGGTTCAAGTGCTCAAGACCCAATTATACTTGGAAGTATACAATCTAGATTTATGAGTAATACTCTTCCAGATTCTCCAGCAGGTCATAAAAATAAAATACCTACTGGAGAAAAAACTCTTTTTGATTCAGTGACTGCAAGTCCTTTAGGTTCACTTGCTGATTTAGTAGGTATAGGTAATCCTGATGTTGGCACAGGTTTTGATGATAGACCAAGTATTCATAATAAAATTCATGTCACAAGCTCTACGGATAGATTAGTATTTAAGCATGCATCAGGTTCTTATATTGTAATGGATAGAGAAGGTAATATATTAATTAAATCTGCTTCAGGTGGAAAAACGAAAATAACATAATGGCTGAACAGCAGGTAATTGAAGAAGTAGTCGTAACGGCGAAGAGAATTAATAGAACAATTCCACCTTTAGAATGTCCTAATGTATTATTACCAACACCTGCAAACTTAACAAACTATTTTGGAGCTTTAATTACAGAAGCTGAAAAAGGTATAACTTCTGAAATAGATAAAGTAAGTGAAGAAGCTCAAAAATTAAAAAAGATATTAGATGAAATAAGAGATAAAATTTTAGGACCTTATGACCCTAAGTTTGAAAAGTTAGAAATACCTGAAAAAGAATATGAGATAATGATTAGGCGTATGATTGGTGAATATAGTACTTATGTTCAAGCTAAAATCATGGAAATAATTAAAGATGTCACGTCTATTTCAATTACAGTAAATATTTTAGGTGTTGAAATAGATGTAATAAAATTTGCAACTGATAGAGATTATTTACAGAGTATAAAAGACCAAATTGATGTAGATAGTATGTATGATTTACTTCCTCCAGAATATCAATTGATGATAGACAAATTTGAAAGTAGAGAATACAAGTTAAATCAAATAGATGATTTTATTAGAATGAAAGTAAAAGAATATATGAATAATCAAATCAATATTGCTTTGGATGCTTTAGATGCTTTAGGATTTAAGATTCCTACAAATCCAGCAGAAGCAATTGAAGAGTTGATTTTAAAAATAATAGATGATACTGAAAAATCTATTGAAGAAAAAATAGATGAAATAATGGCGATTAAGGTTGGACCATTTACTTTAGAAGAAATATTAGGTGGTGAATTTAATGATGATGTTGAAATACCAGAATTTACATTAGCAAGATTAGTGACTAAAATAAAAGAATTTGCACAGGATTATTTTTCTTTCTTAATAAAGGAAGCTATTCAAGCAGTAAAAGATGCTCTTGATGCAGTTGGATTAGGAAAGTTAGTAGAATTTTTAACATTAGATTTTTGTGATTTTCTAGAAATAATAGGATTTCCAAAGAAGATAGACTTAAGTGGATTTGAAGGAATAAAGGAGGAACCTAATACATTTCAATCATCGTTAAGTGACCAAACGATCGGTCAAAGTGTATAAATAGTTATATGGCAAGATTTACTTCAGCAGCAAAACAAATAACTGGAAACATTAAAGGGGCCAGTATTGTTGCTCGTAAAAAAGAACATAGAGATTTAGATTTGAATTTTACACTACATCCTATAAAAAAAGATATTGTTCCATTGCGAGATGATAGAGCAATCCAACAGTCTCTTCAACATATATTATCGACAAATGAGTTTGAAAGACCATTTAACAAAGATTTTGGAGCTAACTTACGTAGTATATTGTTCGAACCAGACGATCCACTTACAAGAATTTTTTTAAGACACGAAATTAGAACAGCTATTTCAAGAAGTGAACCTAGAGTCGATGTGACAGGTGTCAATATAAAAAATATTGAAGCGAGAGATTCATACTTAGTAGATGTATTTTATATTATAAAAGAATTTAATATACAAACAAATTTCACAATAGAATTAAGAAGGTTAAGATAATGGCTAGTAATTTAAACGTAACGGAATTAGATTTTTCAACAATAAAGAATAATCTTAAAAATTTTTTAAAAACACAATCAGAGTTTAATGATTATGATTTCGAAGGCTCGGGCTTAAATATTATTTTAGATGTATTAGCTTATAATACACATTACAACGCAATGAATGCTCACTTTGCTTTAAACGAAGCATTTTTAGACTCAGCTCAAATAAGAGGTAATGTTGTCACAAGAGCAAAATTATTAGGATATGTACCACGTTCAATTTTATCTGCAAGAGCTACTGTAAGTATAGCAGTTGATGTTTCAGGAGTAGGTGGTGATAAACCAACTGCAATATCATTAAATAGAGGTACAAAGCTAACCACAATTGTTGATGGCCAAGAATTTCAATTTGTGGTTTTAGAATCTCATCAATCAATTTTAGGAAGTGGAGGAACTAATATATATTCGTTCCCTAACATTACAATAGCTCAAGGCACACTAAGGGAAATGAAATATAGAGTTGATAATGATATTGAGAATCAAAAGTTTCAAATTTCAGACAGAGACGCAGATACGAGCACGCTACGTGTACGCGTACAGGAAAACCAAGAATCAACTTCATTTGATATATATAATAAATTTGAAACACTTAAAGATGTAGATGAAACAACTAAAGTTTATTTTTTACAAGAAAATCCATCAGGATTTTATGAAGTTTATTTTGGTGATGGCGTTACTGGAACTAAACCTATTAATGATAATATAGTCACAATCGATTATGTAAAAACTAAAGGCGATGATGCAAATGGTGCTAGTGCATTTACCATGGTTGATTCCGTTGCTGGATTTACAGCTAATACTCCAACAACTATTACAAACGCATCTGGTGGTGTAGAACAAGAAACATCAGAATCTATTAGATTTAATGCACCACTTACTTTTATTGCACAAAATAGAGCTGTGACTGCAAATGATTATGCTTCAATTATTAAAAAGAATTTTAGTAATATAGATTCAATTGCTACATGGGGTGGTGAGGACCAAGAAATACCAGATTTTGGAAGAGTATATATTTCAGTCAAACCTATATTATCTGAGATATTAACTGAAGATGAAAAAACTGAAATAAAAGATGCTATATTAAAAGGTAAGAACGTTGTATCCGTCACACCAGAAATTGTTGACCCTGTATTTACAAGATTAGAATTAGATGTAGCATTTAAATTTAATCCTAACCTTACAGATAGAAGTTCTGTAGAATTACAAACAGTAGTAAGAGATACAATTAGTGATTATAATTTTAATAATTTAAATAAATTTGATGGTGTATTTAGACATTCACAATTAACCAATTTAATTGATAGTGCAGACCCAGCCATATTAAACAGTTCAATAAGACCAAGAATGTGTCAATATATAACACCACTTACAGATATAGATGGTGTAGTCACAACACAAAATCATACACTTAATTTTGCAGGTTCTTTCTTTGATAGAGGAGCTTCAGATAAACATTTAATTTCTTCAACAGCATTCAAATTAAATAGCTCAGACACTAGTGACCATTTCTTTGGAGATATAGCAATTGCTGGTAATTCAACTGAAAGAAGAGTAATTGTATTTAAAAGTGTATCAGGAAATAACGTGACAGTTATTGCAGATGCTGGTACAATTAATATAGCAGATGGAACAATTACTTTAAATAATTTTATTCCAACAACAAACGCTAGAATTAAAATTAGTGTAATACCTGATTCTTTAGATATTGCACCTAAAAGAGAACAACTATTAACAATTGATAATTCATTACTTACTATAACTTCAGAAGTTGATACAATCGCAACAGCTGGTTCAAGTGGAAGTATTAATTATACAACAACATCTAGATTAAAAACATAATGAAATTAAGTAAATTTAATTTAACACCTGGTGTAATAGAAGTAGATGATTCCACTTTAAGACATACTAAAGAGGATATTCGTCTAGACCAAATTATACCTGGTGATATATTATCTAATAAACCTAAATTAAAAGCTTTCTTAGAATCATATTATACATTCATGAATATGGATGAATTCTTATACCAAGAAACAAAAGTATTTAATGATATAATATTAGATGGCGTAGCTAGATTCAGAGTACCAGACCCAACACAAAATAATAATCAATTTTTTACAGATTTTTCAGGGACAAGTTCAGTTCTCACGATCACCTCTCCAACTGGTGATTCACCCGCTAAATTCACCTTTGATGGTTCTTCATCATCGGTAGTTGATACCACAAACAATAAGTTAATAATAGGTACTACCAATCAGGGAGCTTTACCAGTTGGAACTGAAATTATATATGATGCTGGTGATGGTACACAAATTACTGGATTAACAAATCAAAGTAAATTATTTATAGTATTTTCAAATGGTGGAGAAATACAACTAAGTGCTACAAAAGGTGGAACTGCTATTGGGTTATCAGGAGTTGGAACCGGAGTTCAACATTCAATAAAAGGTGCTACATCTAGTATGACTATTCCATTAAATTCTATTAATGTAGAAATAACAAATGGAAATGATTTACCTGGAAGTTTAGCAGATACAACCGTAAATCAAATAGGTAAAACTTATACTGTAAGTGGTTTAAGTTCTTTTAATAATTACTCAGCTTCTTTAACCACAATAGTTAAAAGGTGGGTTGGACCAGGACCATCAAATGTCATGAATTCAATTGAAGAAGCTATGGATATAGATTTAAATGATGAAAATTTCCTGACAATGATGCAGAAAGAAATTGGAATATCATTACCTAGAAATACTGTAGGAAATAAAAGAACTTTATATAAACAGATAATAGATTTTTATAAATTAAGAGGAAGCGCAGATTCAATTGAAATATTTTTTAGATTATTATTTAATGATAATGTAGAAGTAGAAAGACCTTATGATAGAACTCTTATTCCATCGGAAGGTGATTGGGACCAAGACCCTAGACACACTACAACTTTAACCTCAGCCAGTAATGGTAGTACAACTGTAAATATCGCAGCAAGTAATAATATTATAAAAGTAGGTTCTAAATTAATTAGTGGTACAACATTTACTCTGGCTAATGCACCTTCAGTGACCGCTGTTAGTGCAAATGGGAAGGTTATAACCCTTGGTACAGCCATAACTTTGCCATCTGGTGCATCTGTGACCTTCGTACAGCGAGGTACTTACCTAAACCAAAAGGGTTTTGTATCATATAACCAGGTATTACAAGACAGTAAGAAATTTCAAAAGTTTGCATACCTAATAAAAACCGGTAGAAATTTAACTGATTGGGAAAATGCATTTGATAAATTAGTACACCCAGCCGGGTTTATTTATTTTGCAGAGATTTTAATATTCTTACAATTAATAGATTCTACTATTACTAAAAATCATATATCAATGCCTGGTGTTCAACCTGGTGTAATTGGTATAGAGGATATTCCTTTATTAGTAGAAGCTTTTGCATCTCAATTTACACCAATTGCAGTAGCTAAGATTCATAAATCAGGTACACTTTCATTACTATTAAAGAATGGTGTTATCTCAGGATTTACTTTGACTAGCTTAACGGGAGGTCGTAGTGGTACCGGATATACAAGTGCACCAACAATTACAACATCAGATGCTGCATCAGCAAGTGGATTTACTGCAGCAAATTTAAGTGCTACAATTTCAGGTGGTGGAGTCACAAATATTACAATAACAGATGGTGGTCAAGATTATGGAAACCCACAAGGAACTTTCTCAGCACCTAGTGCTATGACATTTAATCCAGCAACAGCTGTTAACACATCAAGTAATACTATTACATTAACAACAGCTCAAGCTGCAGCTTTAAATGATGGCGATCAAATCACATATAATAGTGGTGGAGGTGGAGTTATAGCAAATTTAACTAGTCCTAAAGCATATAAAGTTATCAACAAATCTGGTAATACAATTCAGTTGAGAGAAACTACAGGAGGTGGAGCAATTAATTTAGGTTCCCAAGGTAGTGGAACAGCACACACTTTAACTGGTGTCACAGCTACAGCAACATTTACAAAAAGTGACGGCCAAGTAAAATCAATCACAATAGGTGAAAAAGGATTTGGATATACAGCAAGTGGTAATGAATTAGATGTTTCATTTAATGGAACAGCAGCAAGTGGTCAAACAACAACAAACCCAGTAGCAAAAATAGGATTAACTTCAGATGGTGAATTAGATGTAGATGATATTAGGATTTTAAATGTAGGTGGAGGTTTTGCTCAATTATTCGCGACAGTTCCGTTAAACTCTAATGCTACAAAGATATCAAAGATAAGAGTACTTGGTCCATCACAAAAGAATTTTAGAACACCACCTGGAATAACATTTCCACCACCTAATGCAGTGGATGCTGATGGTAATCCTTTATCAACAAACGTTACTGCAGTAGCATCATTTGGAAATTTAGATTCAAATGGATTTATTACAAGTGGAGATATAACACCAAGCAATCCAGGGTTAGGTTATACAACAGACCCAATAGTAAGAATAGCATCTGGTGCACATAACGAATTAAGAGCAAACAATCAAAAAGAAATTTTAATATTAAGTTTAAATCATAATATGACAAATATACATAATGGATTTAATTTTGACAATTTTAAAACCATTATAAATAATGGATATAAACAAAGGAAAGGTGACTTTTACGATACACATAGGTTATTTAGTTCTAACCAACAAATATCCTTTTTAGGTGACGTAGAAATTCAAAACGTCGATCCAACTAATATAAATAATAATAACATACGTACATTCGTAGAAATAGAATAGGTAATTAAAAATGGCAGCAATAGTATCAAGTAATTTTAGAGTTGTAAACTCAAGCAACTTCAAAGAAGATGTTTCAAATAGTGCAGTATATGTTGGTATTGGTAAAGGTGATGTGTGGTCTAATTCCACCTCTGATACTACCGATGCAGCAACAGCACCTAACCCAGGAGACCACCTCGATGAAATAGGAAAGGCAAGGTCTAATCTTATTGGAGTTAAGAAAGTCACATCAGCAAACGTTTCACATGTAGTTCCAAGACATACTTGGGATGGACAAACATCATATTTAGCATGGGATTCTGATGATTCAGATATATTCGATAAAAAATTCTATGCAATTACAAATGAGTTTAAAGTTTATAAATGTATAAAAGCTGGTGGTGGAGTATCAACTCAACAGCCAACACAAACATTAACACAACCACAAGCTGAATCAGATGGATATACATGGAAATATATGTATACAACTTCTGTAGCTGATGCAGAAAAGTTTTTAACAAACTCATTTATGCCAGTTAAATATATTTCAATGGGAACCGAAGCTCAAGTAGCTGCCAACTCTGCTTCAGGTGCAACCGTATTATTATTAAAAGAAATGAATGATGATATTGCTCTTGGAATGACAGTCACAGGTACTAATATGGGAAGTTCCGCAAAGGTAAGTGCAGTGAGTGGTTCACAAATTACAGTAAGTGTAGCAAATGGTGGTATAGTAGCAGCAAATACAGTTTTAACATTTGCATATGCTGCAGATTCAGATGCAGAATCAAACTTAACTGAAGCAGATTATGCTCAATACCTAAACCAAAAGGCTTCAAGAGATGATTCATTAGCTGCTGGAATCGAAAGAGTTGAAGTCACAGCAGGTGGGTCAAGTTATAATAATGGTACTCATGAATTTGCTGCTGGTTCTTCAGGAACTAGATTTATAACAATAACTGGAGATGGTACAGGAGCAACAGCTACTGGAACAGTAGTAGGTGGAGCTTTAACATCAATTAATATAGTTAATAAAGGTACAAACTATACAAAAGCAACAATCGTAGTGACAGGCCAAGGTGGTTCATTAGGAACTGGGAGAGCTGTCATAGCACCTAATTATAGAGGTGTAGGTAAGAGTGGTCATGGAACTGACCCAAGAGCAGAACTTGGTGGATTCTTTATGGGATTAAACGTTAAGTTAGATGGTGCTGATGGTAGTGGAGATATTACAGTAGGAAATGATTTCAGACAAATTATGTTATTGAAAAATCCACTAGTAGGTGCGGGAGCAACAGCTGGTCAAATAGCTTCTTCCGATACTTTAAAAGCTTTAGATTATTTAGATTTCTCTTCAACATTCTCAAGTGGTAGTAATGTTAGTTCATTTACAGTAGATGAAGTAATTACAGGTCAAACTTCCGGAGCCGTCGCCTTTGTCACGGAAATTGATACATCAAATGGATTTGTATATTACCATCAAAATGAAAAAACAGGTTATGTATCATTTGTTAATGGTGAAGAAGTTGTAGGTGGTACTAGTACAACTAATGGTACTCTTGAAAGTTCTAACGCAGTAAAAGATGCAGAACTAAATAGAGAAACTGGTGAAGTATTATTCTTAGAAAATAGATTACCAATTAATAGAAGCGCAACACAAATTGAAGATATAAAAATTATATTAGAATTCTAATATAGTTTAACAGGAAAATTTTATGGCAAAAACAGTAGTAAAAAATTACAACGTCACACCTTATTACGATGACTTTGATGAAACAAAAGGATTTCATCGTATATTATTTAAACCAGGAGTATCTGTCCAAGCAAGAGAACTTACTCAAATGCAAACGGCTTTACAAGCTCAGTTAGATAGGTTAGGTCAATTTGCATTTAAAGAAGGTGATTCAGTTGTTAATGGAGAAAAATCAACTTATACAAATAGAGATTTTATAAAAGTTGAATCAGCTTTTGTTCATAGTGGTTCATCTCAAACAACAACTGCTGCTATACTTACTGCAATAAAAGGTTCTACATTAACTGGTCAAACAAATGGAGTGACAGCAAGAGTATACGATGTTGAAGCTTCAAGTGGTTCAGATCCACATACCATTTATCTATCATATGAAAGTTCAGGAACCGGTGGAGCATTTAAATCCTTTGTTGCTGGTGAAGTACTTCAAAGTAATGCATCTGGTACACCATTCCTTATGGTAGGTGGTGGTACAAACCCAGGTAATAATACACCAGCTCAAGCATCATCAATTAGTAATGCAGTAGGTCAAAACTCATTTTTTGTATTAAAAGAAGGTGTATTCTTCTTAAGAGGAAATTTTGTATACGTAGAAGGTGGAACAATTACACTAGATAATGGTGGCGATAAATATACTCAAACACCAAATGGTGTTGTAGGATTTACAGTTTCAGAAACATTAGTAAATTCAAATGCAGATTCCAGTTTAGTTGATAACGCTTTAGGTGCACCTAACTTTTCAGCACCTGGCGCAGATAGATATCAAATTAGTACTACACTAACAAAAGCCACAAGTATAACTGCAGTTCCACAAAACTTTGTATTACTTGCTGAAGTTAAAAATGGTGCTATGCATGTTGATACAACAACAAATGAACCAACTACATTAGACCAAATATTAGCTGAAAGAACTCATGAAGAATCAGGTAATTATACTGTACAACCAATGCAAGCTCAAGTAAAAGAACATTTAGATACAGGTTCAAACTTTGGTCAATTTACAAATAGTAATGGTGGTGTCGCAGGTAAAATAGCACTTTCAATACAACCATCGGTTGCATATATTGAAGGTTATAGAGTACAAACTGCAGCTCCAGACCCATTAGCTATGGATAAACCAAGAAGTTCTACTGATGAAAATTCAGTACCAGACTTTTTACAAACAGTTGATGTTGGAAACTTTATGAAGTGTAATGCTAACGCTTCTGGTGTTCCACCAATTGATGATTTTGCTACATTAAATCTATTTGATTCAACAGGTGGCTCAGGTGGAAGTGGTACAATAAGAGGTACCGCAAGAGCAAGAGCATTTGAAATGAGTGGTGGTGTTAGAAGGTTATATCTATTTGATATTACTATGAACTCAGGTTATGCTTTTAGTAATATACAAAGTGTTGAACATTTAGAAAGTTCAGTCGTAAAATTTAGAACAGATTTCTTAGCTGGTGCAGTTGGACAGTTATTTGGTACAGGTGCTAACTCTTTAGTATTCCCTTTACCATTCGAAGCAATTAAAACTGCAGCTACAAATACTTCATACACAGTTAAGAAAAGGTTTACAAGTTCAAGTAATCAGGTCACAGTATCTGGTGGAACTCCAGTAAATGAAGGTAGTGCTTTAGCAAGTGTATATACATCTGGTAATGCAGCCAGTGGAGCAGCATCAGCTGCTACAAACATATCTGGTAATGTAGTGACCTTTGGTAATCTAACAGTTTCAGGTGGAAGTACTATGGAAGCTGTTATTAGTGTAAGGGTTGCAGGAGCTTCACAAAAAACTAAAACAGCATCAAGTAATACAACAGCCAGTGGTGCATTAACAAATAATAGATTAAGTTTAGGTCATGCAGATGTTTACCAACTAGTAAGCGTTGTTGATGCAGCAGGAAATAATATTACAGATAAATTTACATTAGATACTGGACAAAGGGATAGCTTTTATGACCTTGGAGCGATAGAGCTAAAATCAGGTTTTGCAAATCCCGGTACAGTCACAGCAACATTTAAATACTATTCACATGGTTCAGGAGATTATTTTAGTGCTGAATCATATCCGGTATATGAAGATATTGGAAACTTTGATAGTATAAAAGGAAGAGTTAGATTAAGAGATGCAATTGACTTTAGGCCAAGAAAAAATAATGCCGGTACAGGATTTACAGGAACTGGTTCAAGAGTACCTAATAATGGTATTGTAGCAGATTCAACAGCATTTGAACATGATATAGTACATTTCATGTCAAGAATTGATAATGTACATTTAAATGCTCAAGGTGAATATGCAGTGACTAAAGGAGTTCCTGCAATTGACCCAGTACCTGCTGCTACACCAGATAAATGTATGTCAATATTTGAAGTATTATTAGACCCATACGTTTTTAATGTTGATGACGATGTACATCTTACTCTTGTTGATAATAAAAGATATACAATGAGAGATATCGGTAAATTAGATAAAAGAGTAAAAACTATGGAGTATTTTACATCCTTATCTTTACTAGAACAAAACGCAGCATCTATACAAGTTAGAGATTCATCAGGAGATGAAAGATTAAAGAATGGATTTATTGTAGATAGTTTCTTTGGTACACGTTTAGCTGATACATCTAACCCAGAATACTCAGTAGCCATGGATAGAAGTAGAGGCATATTAAGACCTCAATCTATTAATAGAAATATTAATTTAGTTAGAAAAGCTAGTGATTCCGCATCAAATAGTTCAACTCATAAATTAGCTAAGAAGAGTACTTCATTAGTTCACTTAGATGGAAGTGGTGGAACTAATCAAATAACTGAAGTTGCAGAAATAAATCAACCTTTCTCATCATTCTTTATTAATGTTAATCCATATAATATATTCTCATGGACTGGTGCTCTTGAACTATCACCTGATTCAGATGAATGGAAAGATGTTGATACAGCTCCAACAATTTTTATTGATGATACAGAAGCTTATGACCAATTTAAACAAATGGTTGAAGATGAAGGTATATTAGGAACAATTTGGAATGAGTGGGAAACAGATTGGGTTGGAGTAGAAACATCAAGAGTCACTTATGGAGTAGAAGACGATCGTGGAAATCAAGGTATAACAACAGAAACAACTACTACTACATCAACTAATCAATCACAAACAGGATTATTAACAGAGTTAGGATTTGATACAGTCACAAGAAGTGATGGCGTAAAAGTTGTACAAATAAATATTATACCATTTATGAGGTCAAGGGTTGTTAACTTTAAAGCACAATTACTTAAACCAAATACTAGAATGTATGCATTCTTTGATGGCTCAGATATTTCAAACTTTACAAGACTAGAAACATTTACAACTGATGGAAGTGGAGATGGATTCTTTGAATTCTCAGACCAAGGAAGTGTTGATACTCATGAAGGTAAAACACAACACCCTGATGGTGCTGGAGAAACACTAACTACAAATGCAAGTGGTGTATTAACAGGTTCATTCTTAATACCAAGAAACGATGCATTAAAATTTGCTACAGGTACAAAGATATTTAGATTATCCGATGATAGTCAAAATAGAAAACATGTAGAAACATCTTCTTGTGAAGCTGAGTATCATGCAGTTGGTATGTTAGAAATATTACAAGAAACTGTTGTATCAACTAAGGTACCAAAATTAGTCACATCAGAATTAAAAAATACTCGAGTACTTACAGAAACTGTAGTAGAAGAAACAACTGAATGGGAAGACCCATTAGCACAAACCATTCTTATTGATAGAAAAGGTGGATACTTTTGTTCTTCCGTTGAATGTTTCTTTAGGTCAAAAGATACAGCAATACCAGTTAGGTTAACAATACGTACTACAAGAAATGGTATACCAACTCAAAACATAGTTCCTGGAGCAGATTGTATTCTATATCCAGGTGATGTATCAATTGCATCTGACCAATCAGCAAATAATGGTGTAGGTAATGCAGATGCAGCAACTAAATTTAGTTTTCCATTCCCAGTATATTTACAACCAAGTGTTGAATATGCAATAGTACTAACTTCAGCTTGTGATAGCTATGAAGCTTATATAGCTCAAATGGGTGGTAATGATTTAACAGATACAACTAAGAGAATTACAAAACAACCATATAATGGTGTATTCTTTACATCTCAAAATGCTTCAACATGGACACCAGAGCAAAGTAAAGATTTAAAATTTAGATTGAATAGATGTGATTTTGATATTACTAAGAAAGGTGAAATCACATTAGTAAACGATGTGCTACCAGCTAAGAAATTAAAAGTTGATTCTATATCAACTACTAGTGGTTCACCTGCATTTACAGTTAATGCGAAGAACCATGGAATGTATGATACATCAAATAGTGTTATTATTTCTGAAGCTTCAGGCGTAACAATGCCATCAACAGTAAACAATATTCCAAAGGCACAAATATTAGGTACACATACAATTACTTCATTTACGCATGATACATTTACTATAGCAAATTCAGGCGGTACAAATGCAAATGCCACCGGATTTGGTGGAGGTAGTGGAATACTTTGTACACAAAATGCTATTATGGATGTATTACATCCTTATATACAGAACATACAAGTACCAGGAACTAATATAAAAGTATTTGCTAAATTCCATAAAGCAAAATCTGCAGATGGTAATGAAGCAAATGTATTTAGCCAAGATGGTAGTGAAATAGAATTACTTCCAAATAGAAATTTTCAATTTGCTTTACCAAGAGCTGTATTTTCAGATAGAAATGAAACAGCTAATATGTCAAACAGAAAATCAGTTGAATTAAGAATTGAATTAGAATCTACTGATTCAGCACTTACACCAATTATTGATATGAATAGAGCTTCAATATATGGTATACAAAATAGAGTGAATTCACAATCAGGTTCAGAAGCTGTTGCTCAAAATGGACCAAACATAAGTAAATATTTTACAAAGGTTGTTTCATTAGATGAACCAGCAGATGTAGCAGATATATTTGTTAATATTAAAAAACCAAGTGCTTGTGATGTAGATGTATATTTTAGAACAGTTGCTGGTGGTGATGTTGATATTAATACTGTTGCATTTATTCAAGCAACTCCTGATACTCCTATACCATCTGGAGAAAGATTTAGAGAAGCAAGATATCAAATAGACCCAACAGGTTCATTTGCACAGATACAATTTAAATTAGTATTAAGGTCAACTAGTTCTTCTAAAGTTCCTGAAATAAAAGACTTTAGAGCAATTTGTAGTACATAGGAGATAAAATGGCAAGAGCAAAAGTAGTGGATAAACCAGATTTAGAAAAAGATATGGTCAGTGGAGCAGTTATAAATACTAATGCAGATGCTTTTGCAGGACGTAGAGCCAGAATGGCAGCAAATCAAGAAAGAGATAATGATATGCAAACTATGAAAGCAGAAATAGAAGAACTAAAAAAATTAGTTAAAAAGTTGAGTAAATAAATATGGCACAAAACGACGAAACACGAATTTTAAAGAATAATACTCTTGAAGAGTTTAGACAAAAGAGTAATGATATCTCTTTTGATGTTGGTGATAATAAATTAATCGATTCTAGAATATTAGATAAAACAAAAACATTTACAGCTGCTGCTTCTCAAACATTATTTGAAAGTGGTTCAATGAGATATGAATATAAATCTGAAGAAACTTTAGATAATATATCACATTCTGAATCACTTCCAGTTGGAAGAGTAAGAGTATATAGTGGAAGTACTGAACTTACTCAAGCATTATCTGGAACAAATACATTTAGAGCACCAAATTATAAATCAAATATTGCTTTAACTGGTTCACCTACCTTAACTCAATTTGTAGAAAATTGTGAAGTATATCAAGCAGCTAGTGCTCAAACAGATTTAACTGCAGCCGCCGTCACGTTTAGAGGTAAAATATTATCTTCATCAGTGGCTGATGGTATAAGATTAAAAACAGATTCAGGTACTTATAATACAAATGCTGCTTTAAGAGTTCACCCAGGAACAAGTGGAAATGGTGTTAGTACAAATACGATTACATCAGCTCAACACACTGGTAAAACTTCAATTGATACTACATACGGTAGAATTATTCAATTAAATAATGCAGCTTCAAGTGGAGATGTTATTAAGGTTGTATCTCATTCATTAGTAGATGCAATTAACGAAGTACAAGATGATGTTGGTGATATCACATCATTAAATACAAATACAAGTGCAGATATAGTTGCATCAATAAACGAATTAGAACTTGGTGTAAGAGGCACAAGTAATAATTTAGTAGCAGCCGGATTAACAACCACAGCAAATGATTTAGTTGCAGGTATAAATGAATTAGATGCTGAGATTGGTAATGTTGCATCAATAGATGATGAATCAGGTTATAGTGCTACTACAGTAGTTGGTGGTATTACAGAATTACAAGACCATTTAGGAACAAAAGCAAATTTAACAACCACAGCAAAAGGCGATTTAGTATTAGCAATAAATGAAGTTGATGCCAATGCAGATGCAAGTGTAAAATTAGTTTCATCTTCAGCTCAAACATTAAACACCAATTTAACCTTTGGAACTAATGGTAAAACAATGACCTTTGGAAGTGGCACAACTCTTGACTTAAGAGCTGGTTCTCTATTAGTTGGTGGTGGCACAGGTTCAGAACTTGGTTTTGATACTGCTTTCCTTAAACTTACACCTAACACTAGTATAAGAGGATTATCTTTTGAAAGAAGTGACCATATATCTGGTGCATCAGATGTAGAAATTAGATTTAATGAAACACAGGTAAGTGGTAATAAAGAAGCAAGAGCTTTCCAAGTAAAAGGATTAGATGATAGTGGTAATTCACAAGTTGCTGATATTGTCACATTCTATAATGCAAAAGAATTAATTGGTTCAGCCACAGGATTAACTGCAACATGGGATGCTAGTGATGAACATTTTGATTTAGCTTTATCAGCTGATCCAGTAATTACTTTAGCTGGTGATTTAACTGGTAATGCAACATTAACTAACTTAGGAAATGCAACACTCACAGCAACTATAGCCGCAGGGTCGGTAGAAAATAGTATGTTAGCTGGTTCTATATCGAATGATAAATTAGCAGGTTCAATCGCAAATGCTAAATTAGCTAATTCATCAATTACAGTTAGTGATGGTTCAAATAGTACAGCTAGAGCTCTGGGTTCAACAATTACTTTCCAAGGTACAAGTGGAGAAGTTGAAGTTTCAGAATCAGCTGGTACAGTCACAGTAGGTTTACCAAATAACGTGACTGTTGGTGGTAATTTAACAATCACTGGTAATTTAGATGTTAATGGTACTCAAACAACAATTAACACAGCCACATTAGAAGTAGATGATACTCTTATATTAACAGGCACTTCAAGTACTGAGCCAACAACAGGTGGATTTGGATTTGAAACAAGAAGTTTTACAGGTGTAGGCACACATAGTGGTGCAGCTTCTAATGTCACAGGTTCTCACTCTATTGTATATAACTTTGCAACTGATAGATGGGAAGCAGATGGTTCATTAATATTATCATCAGCAACATTGGGTAGTCCTAAAATCGAAACCAATGACTTTGAGGCAAATGATAATTTAAATTTTGTAGCTGGTGCAGGTCTTAACTTAACAACTGGAAAATCAGGTACAACTCATACAGTCACATATTCAGTTAGTGATTTAGGTTCAGGCCAAAATATATTTAAGAATGTAGCATCTGATTCTGGAACTGCTGTAGCTGATAATAATAATGATACACTTACAATTTCTGGTGGAACCTTTATTGATACATCAGTAAGTGGAGATACTCTCACAATCAATCATAGTGATACATCAAGCCAAGGGTCTGTAAATAATATTGGTAATACATTTGTACAAGATATTACTCTTGATACTCATGGCCATATAACAAATATCAACTCTGTTGCAGTTGGAAGTTTAGATAATTATCAACATTGGAAAATTGATGCTGATAGTGGAGCTTCTGAAAACATCACATCAACTGAAACTGTACAATTTAAGGGTGGTACAGGATTAACCACATCAAGAAGTGGCAATGATATTACAACTACACTTGATGATACTGCAGTCACTGCAAGTAGTTATGGTTCTCAATTTGTTGTTCCATCATTTACGGTTGATGCACAGGGTAGATTAACTGCAGCTTCTAATAATACTGCGATTTCATTATCTTCACTAGGTTATAGTGGTTCTGCATCTGCAGATAATTATAGCAGTTGGTCATTTACAACAGATACAGCAGGAAATGAATCAGTCACAAGTGGAGATTTAGTATCTTTTGCTGGGGATACTGGAATAGATGTCACACACTCAGGTGATACTATTACCATTAAAAATACATCTACAAATACTGACACAAATACAATAACAAATTTAACAGCTGACACTGGTACTGCAACAAACTTTAGTGGTAATAATGCTGTTGGTCCAGTAGATATTAGGGGTGGTGCAAGTATTAGTACTGAAATTTCTGGTAACGTAATCACAATCGATAATGATGCCCCTGATACAGGTACACCTGCAATAAGAAGTGATGGGCATTTGAATAGATCAGCTAGTCTTATAAGAAGTGATATTGGAGCAGTAAACTCATCAGGAGTCACATCAGTAGCTGCCGGTACAGGTATGAGTTTTACTACAATCACAGGTACTGGTTCAGTTGCTATGGCTTCAACTTTCCCAGGAACATATACAATTGGTACAACAACTTCTCATGATTTAAGAGCAGTTGGCGATGTTATTGCTTTCTATTCATCTGATGAAACATTAAAAGAAAATATTAAAGTAATACCAAATGCTTTAGATAAAGTAAAATTAATTAAAGGTGTGACCTTTGATTGGAAAGATGAATATCTTACAGAAGAACGTAAAGAGTATATAAGAAAAAGAGATACTGGTATTATAGCACAGGATGTAGAAAAAGTACTTCCAGAAGTTGTACATGAAAAAGAAGATGGTACACTTGGTGTTAGATACGAAAAAATAATAGGGCTTTTAGTAGAATCTATTAAGGAACTTTCAGCCGAAATAGAAGAACTAAAAAGTATAAATAAATAGGTAAAGGAATAAATGGCGGTTTACTCTAATATAACAGTCGATCAGGGAACTGATTTTACAGCTTCAGTCGATGTGACTGATGCAGATGGAGATGCTTTAAACTTAACTGGATTTACAGTTCAGGGACAGGTAAGAAGAAGTTATTACTCTAGTACTGCTGTAAATTTAACTTGCGCAGTTAGTAATGCTACAACAGGTATTATTACCTTTTCATTATCAGCGGTTCAATCCGATGCAATGAAACCAGGTAGATATGTATATGATGTAGAAATTAAAAGTGCAGCGAATGTTAAAACAAGAGTTCTTGAAGGACAAGTGGAGATAATGCCAGGCGTAACGAAGATATAGTAAATGGCAAATATAAAAGCAAAACTTAGAAAGAATCCAAGTAAGATTGTTGCCCAAACCATAAAGGTTGGTAATTTGGCTTTAACAGACTTATCTGATATTAATGCTTCTGCAAATGCTGATGGAGCAATGTTAATATACAATGGTACTACAACTAAATTTGATTTAAAAACAACAATAGAGAATTCAAATACCACATTTAATGGAGGCACATATTAAAAATGGCTAAATTAACAAGATTAAAAATATTAAATACGGGTGCAACCACAAGTGCACCTACTAATCTTAAAACCGGTGAGTTAGCTTACTCATGGGTTTCAGGGACTCAAGGAAATAACGGTGATAGGTTATACATAGGTACTGGTACCGAAACAAGTGGAGTATCAGCTGCAGTTGATTTAATCGGTGGTAAGTATTTTACTGCCATGTTGGACCATGTTCATGGTACCACAACTAATAATAGTGCACTTATTGTAGATGGTAATAAACATATAGATGTTTTAAATATAGGAACATTAGCTCTTGAAAGTACAGGTGGTTCAGGTCAAGAAGTCACAAGTATTCAAACTTCAATGCCTGGTTCCCCAGCACAAAGTCAACTTATAACAGCCTCCGCTATTAAAACATATGTTGATGCTCAAATAACAGCTCAGGATTTAGATTTCCAAGGTGATTCAGGTGGTGCTTTATCTATAGATTTAGATAGTGAAACATTAGATATAGCAGGTGGAACAGCTTTAACAACTGTAGGAAGTGGTAATACTCTTACAGTTAACTTAGATGATACTGCCGTCACAGCAGGTTCTTATGGTTCTACTACAGCAATTCCAACATTTACAGTAGATGCTCAAGGTAGATTAACCGCAGCAGGTACTGCCGCAGTTGCTACAACCCTTACAGTTGATGGTGATTCAAGTACAGCAGATGTTGCATTACTTTCAGACGATTTAAAAATTGTAGGTACAACAAATGAGATAGAAACTACAGCTTCTAAATCAGGTACTGACGTAACACTACAAGTTGGTTTACCAAACAATGTCACAATAGGTAATAACCTAGCGGTCACAGGAAACTTAACAGTAAATGGTACAACTACAACAGTTAACTCAACAACAGTCACAATTGATGACCCAATCTTTACACTAGGTGGAGATACAGATCCAGGCTCAGATGATAACAAAGATAGAGGTTTAGAGTTTAGATACCATAATGGTTCAGCTGCTAAACTAGGTTTCTTTGGTTTTGACGATAGTGCTAATACATTTACATTTATTCCAGATGCTACAAATAATACTGAAGTATTCTCAGGTACAGCTGGTAATGTTGTATTTGGTGAAGGTACATTTACTGGATTAGCATCAGGTAATATTAAAGTTGGTCAAACTGGTGATAACGAAATTGATACATCATCTGGTAATTTAACAATTGACTCAGCTGGTGGTACAGTCACAATTGATGACGATGTAGATATTACTGGTGGATTAGATGTGACAGGAGCTATGACTGCAGCTTCGTTAACATTAACAACAGATTTAGCCGTAGCACACGGTGGTACAGGTGTTTCAACCTTTACTGATAATGGTGTATTATTTGGTGATGGTGCAAATGCACTAGATGTCACCGCTGCTTCAAGTGCAAATGGAAGTTTACTACAAGCTGATAGTGGTGGAGTACCAGCATTTTCTAATGTTATAGATGGTGGTACATACTAATATTATATTATAACACATAAATATGTGTTTGTAAACTGTTTTATTAAATTCTCTATATAGAGATTGAAAAGAGGAGCCAAAATTGGCAAGAAATACAAATATTAAATTAAGGCGTTCTGCTACCGCAGGTGCCATACCAACAACAAGTAATTTAGACCTTGGTGAATTAGCACTAAATACCTATGATGGTAAACTTTATGCTAAAAGTACTGAAGGTTCTAATAGTGAAGTATTTCAAGTTGGTTCAGCTACTGATTCATATTTTAAAATAAGAAAAAGTCAAACCCTTTCCTTTGAAGTAAAAGTTGTAGCAAAAAATTCAGACCATGCTTATCATGGTTCAGGTTCAAGTTCAGGATATCATATTGATGGCGTTCAATCACCACACTTAATGTTGGTACCTGGTAATACATATAGATTTGACCAATCAGATAGTTCAAACTCAGGTCATCCATTAAGATTCTATTACGAAGCAGATAAAACAACTTCATATACTGCCGGTGTCACAACAAACGGTACACCTGGTTCATCAGGAGCATACACACAAATTGTTCCAACAGAATCAACACCTATGTGTTTATATTACCAATGTTCAGCACATGGATATATGGGTAATAAAGCTAGTTTCAATACTCGTAATTTAACTGGATTTGATACAGCAGATTTATCCGAAGGAACAAATCAATATTTTACTCAGGCACGCGCGCGTGGGTCCGTATCCGCCACGGACGCAGGTGGGGATGGTTCCCTTGCGTATAATAGTAGTACTGGTGTTTTTACATATACCGGTCCTAGTGCATCTGAAGTAAGAGCTCATTTTTCTGCAGGAACTGGTATAGGTATATCAAATGGTGCAATATCTACATCAATAACACAATACGCAGATTCAGATGCTAGAGGAGCTATATCGGTCACTGATGCAGGTGGTGATGGTTCATTAGCTTATAATAGTTCAACCGGTGTTATAACATATACAGGGCCAAGCCAAGCAGAAGTATTAGCACATTTAACAGGTGGAACTGGAGTCACAATTACTGGAAGTGGTGTTATTAATATAGGCCAAGCGGTTGGTTCTTCAAGTGATGTCACATTTAACGATTTAACTGTTTCAGGAAATTTAACTGTAAGTGGTACAACTACTACTTTAAATACAGCCACTCTTGATGTAGAAGATAAAAACATAACAGTTAATAAAGGCTCAGGCGATACATCAGGTTCAGCAAATGGAGCTGGTCTTACAATTCAAGATGCTGTTAATGCTTCAACTGATGCTACACTATTATGGGATGCATCGGATGATGAGTTTGATTTTTCACATGCAATCACAGCTCCTGGTGCAACAATTGCTTCATTAACATATCCATCAAGTGATGGCTCAAGTGGACAAGCTTTAGTCACAGATGGTAGTGGTAATTTATCATTTAGTTCTATATCGGCTGGAGGAAATGCATTTGGAACAATAGCAGTAAGTGGACAATCAAACGTAGCAGCAGATTCTAATAGTGATACATTAACTTTAGTTGCTGGTTCTAATATTACACTTACAACTGATGCATCAGCAGATTCAGTCACTATTGCCGCAGCTGGTGGTTCATCAATAACAGTCCAAGAAGAAGGTTCATCATTATCAACTGCAGCTACTACTCTAAACTTTGTCGGTTCAGGCGTTACGGCATCTGGCTCAGGCGCAACAAAAACTATCACAGTATCCGGTGGTGCACTTACAATTCAAGATGAAGGTTCAGCTTTATCAACAGCAGGTTCAACATTAAACTTTGTAGGTGCTGGAGTCACAGCATCAGGTACCGGAGCTACAAAAACCATCACTATTTCAGGAAGTGGAAGTGGGCAAAGCGGAGTATATTCAGAATTTTTATTTACTGCGACATCTGGTCAAACATCATTCTCAGGTTCAGATGCAAATGGAAATACATTAGCATATACTGCAGGTGCTGTTTCAGTTTTATTAAATGGTATTAAATTAGTACCAACTACTGACTTTACCGCAACTAATGGAACAACAATTGTTTTAGTAAATGGCGCAACTACTGGTGATAAACTACAAGTTGAAGCATTTGTACAAGTTTTAGGATTTGGCGATAGTTCAGTTGTGACAGATACTGGTGATGGTTCAACAAATACAGTTGCTCTTGGAGTAAATCCAAATCACGAAAATAATACACAAGTTTATATTGATGGTGTATATCAAGCCAAAGATAAGTATAGTGTTAGTGGTTCAACATTAACATTTGGTTCAGGTAATACACCACCTAGTGGCGCTTTAATAGAAGTTGTCATAGGTAATAGAAATGTCACCATTGATGATGCAACTGGTTTAACAGTAAATGGTGATACAGATTTAAATGGTACACTTAATGTAAGTGGACATCTCTCATTGGATGGTTCAGCAAATGAATTAAGATTCTATGAGGGTTCTAATTTTGTAGGGTTTGAGGCACCTGCATTATCAGGCGACCAAATATGGGTATTACCCAACGCCGATGGCTCTAGTGGCCAAGCATTAAAAACCGACGGTAGTGGAAACTTAAGTTGGGGAACCGCTGGAGATAACGCCTTCGCTAACATTGCTGTGAGTGGACAAAGTACAGTAAGTGCTGACTCGACTTCAGACACACTAACCCTAGTGGCAGGAACAGGTATTACACTAACAACTAATGCAAGTTCAGATGAAATAACAGTTACGAATAGTAGTACTGGAGGTAATTCATTTGGTAATATAGCTGTAAGTGGCCAAACAACCGTTGCCGCCGACCAGGTCACTGATACTCTGACTCTTGTAGGAGCAGGTGGTATTGATATCACCACAACCGCAGGAACAGATACTGTCACTCTCACGGGTTCAAGCTCAGTCACACCTTTTACAACTGACTTAGCCACCACAGCAAACGCGACAACTACAGATTTTACATTAAGTCAAACACCTTCAAGTGAAGATAGTTTAATCGTGTTTTTAGAAGGTGTATATCAAAATAAAAATTCATATACATTAAGTGGAAATACAGTCACTTTAGATAGTGCTCCAGCATCAGGTACTGAAGTAGTAATACACACAATGGGTAAAGGTATTGCTGGGCAAGCTATGAATGTTGATGCATTTACTGGAAATGGTAGCACGGCAGCTTATACAATGTCGGTTAATCCAATATCGGAAAATAATACCTTCGTATATTTAGATGGTGTATATCAAGAAAAAGCAACATATTCTGTAAGTGGTACAACTTTAACATTCGATACTGATGTACCAAGTGGACATAGTATAGAAATAATAACACCAACTGTTTCAGAAATAAATCAACCGGCCACCGATTCAATTAACACAATTGCAATGTTTGATGATACAACTGTACAAGGTTCAGCTGTCACATCAACCACAATGACCTCAACAAGTGCAACAACAATTGCAACACATTCGAGTAATACATACAGAACAATTAAATATATAGTTCAATTAACACAAGGAACTGATTACCATTCAACAGAAGTTAGTTTAATACATGATGGTACTACAGTTTATATCACAGAGTATGGTACATTATTCGATAATGCTGCACTCGGCACATTAAGTGCTACAATTTCAGGTGGTAATATATTATTACAAGTCACACCAGGAAGTAATAGTAGTTTAACTGCGAGGGTTGTTTCAACGGCAATACCTGTATAAATAGAATAATAAACGTTGGAGAGTGAAAACGTAAATGGCAAATAAAAATTTCGAAGTAAAACATGGTTTAAGCGTAGCTGGTACAGAACGTATCACTGCAGCTGGTGCCGGTTCATTAACAAATCTTACATTAAGTGGAAACCTTACAGTTAATGGTAGTACCGTCACATTAGATGCTACTACTTTACAAGTGGCAGATAAAAATATTGTTTTAAATTACCACGCATCCAATGATACTTCAAGTGCTGTTGATGGAGCAGGTATTACAATACAAGATGCTATTGATGGTTCAACCGATGCAACACTAAATTGGTCTGCAGCAAATGACAGATTTGTAATGTCACATGGTTTACAAGTCACATCAGGTATAGTCACAGCAGCTTCTCATATGCAAATTGCTGGCAACCTTGATGTTGTGGGACAGATTGGTGCATATAATAATCCAGGTTCTGCTTGGGGAGCAATGGGATTTAGAGCAACTAATTATACATTTAAAAATAGTGGTGGTACTGTAAAAGTCGCAATAGACTCATCAGGCAAAGTTGGAATTGGAACGAGTAGTCCTGAAGGTGTATTACATGTATACGGAGGTGATTCAGGTTCATCTTATACTCCTGATGGTGCAGATAGATTAATTTTAGAAAATAATGACTCTATAGCTATTGATATAAGAACTCCTGCTTCTAATCAAGCTTTAATAATGTTTTCAGATGGCACAAGGTCTCAAGGCTTAATAGGATATGACCATTCTGATGATTCTTTAAGATTTTCAAATTACGGTAATTTAGAAAGAATGCGTATTATTTCTTCAGGCCACGTTGGAATTGGAACAAACTCTCCTTACAACGCTGATTGGGGAAGTAGTTCAAGACAGTTAACAGTTGAAGGAACTAATTACGCAGTACTTAATTTATTTTCTACATCAGTACCTACAAAATGGTCCATTGGTTCTGGTGATGATAAACTTTATTTTTATGATGATAAAGATACACAACATAGAATGGTTATTGACCATAATGGAAAAGTTGGTATAGGTAATACTAGCCCATCAAATAACCATGCTAATGCTAATATGTTAGTTGTTGGTGCAGGTGGTGCAGGTGGTATGGCATTATATAATGGTGCAAATAATGGTGGATATTATTTTTCTAGAGCCCTTGCAAATAACACTGATGCTTATGATGGTGGAATGAGTTATAATGCAGATAGAGATTTAACTTTCCATACTAATGCTGGTGTTGCTAGAATGACAATTGATGGGGCAGGAAATGTTGGAATTGGAACGACTAGTCCTGCAAAATTAGGTTTAACTGGTTCTTCAGTCGGAAAAGTTTTAGAATTATCTGGTGATGATAGTCAAATAAGAATTGTAAATAGTATTTTACATCATGATAATAGCGGTTTTACTAAGTTTACTATAAGAAATAATTATGGAGCAACAAGTGCTTCAGCTACAATGGAATTACAAGCAGGGTCTATATATTTTTGTACAGGTACAGCATTTACAGAAAGATTGCGTATAAATCATTTAGGCAGACAAGCATACAGTGGAAGTGCTACTGCTAATGGTCATGGTAATTTTGTTGGAGAAGTTGGAACGGGTTATAAGGCTTTAGCTTTTGAAAGAACTGTTGGTGGTGGAGAAGTTGGTTCTATTGTTGCTAATTCAGGTTCAACATCTTATTACACTACTTCGGATTACAGATTAAAAGAAAATGTAGATTATACTTGGGACGCAACAGCAAGACTAAAACAACTAAAACCGGCAAGATTTAATTTTATAGCTGATGATACTAATACATTAGTTGATGGTTTCTTAGCTCACGAAGTATCAAGTATTGTTCCAGAAGCTATATATGGCGAAAAAGATGGTATGGCTGACCCTATTTTATATGAAGACGGAGATGAAATACCAGAAGGTAAAAGTGTTGGAGATGTTAAAACAGAATCAGTACCTGAGTATCAAGCCATAGATAATAGTAAATTAGTTCCATTACTCGTAAAAACAATACAAGAACTTGAAGCAAGATTAACAGCAGGAGGTTTATAATATGGCAACAACAAAAGTAAAACTTTTAGATGATAATGTAGTAATACCAAGTGCTTCAGTAGCAACAACACAGAGTGCTTCTGATAATACTACTAAATTAGCTACGACAGCTTATGTGACGACTGCAATATCTAATCTCGTTGATGGCGCGCCAAGTACATTGAATACTTTAAACGAAATAGCAGCTGCGTTAAATGATGACGCTGCTTTAAATACTACATTAACAAATAGTATAGCAGCAAAAGCGCCTTTGGCAAGTCCTAGTTTAACTGGAACAGTCACAGTGACTGGTGCTTCGAGTGCTTATAACACTTTACAATTAACCTCTAATTCTACGGGGCATGGAACAATTATAAATTTAGGAGATACTTCTGATGCAGATTATGGAAGTATAACTCAATTTGCTAGTTCTGCTGGAGAAGGTGGAAGAATGAGATTCATTGCTGGTACAACAGAAACAATGAATTTAAGAGGTGGAAATGTTGGTATAGGAACGAGTACTCCTGCTTCACCTCTAACCGTTCATGCTGATGGAATAGGAATAAGATTAGATGGAACAGCTAATACGAC